ACATCATGATTTTCTCACACTCCCTTGAACAGACGCTGGAACACATGCGTTTCATCAGAGGCAACATTGAGGGCACTGAAATCCTCAAGCATCTCAAGCCTACTGGCAAGCCTTGGGCTAAATCTTACTTTGAGTTCACCAACGGTAGCCGTATGATGGCAAAGTCCGTTGGTGGTGCTACCCGTGGTTTCCACCCTGATGTGGTTGTCTGTGACGATATTCTCTGGGGTACGACCGCAGGCGAACTTCAGCGTGCCGCTGACTGGTTCTATACGGTCCTGCTCCCTGTTCTGCACCACACTGGTCGCATGATGATGGTTGGTACACCGTTTTCGTACGATGACCTGTACTCTGAACTGGAACAGAAAGAAACCTTCCAAGTAGAAACATACCCTGCTATCAACGACAAAGGCGAAGCCCTTTGGCCTGAGCGTTGGGACTTGGATATGCTCAAGATGCGTGAGAACTCAATGCCTGCTATCAGGTTTGCTCGTGAGTATCTCTGCGAACCTATTCACGATACATCCAGTATGTTCCCAATGTCATTGCTTGAGTCCGCCCGTGACGAAAACCTGTCCCTGCTCGACTATGCCGAGCACGAGTACGATGAGAACGGCGAGTCCACTGGTATCTTTGGTCAGCATTTCATTGGCTGGGACCCTGCAATTGCTTCTGACAAGAACGCTGACTACACCGCTATGGTTGTTCTGCGTGTCGTCCCCGGTGACAACACCAAGCAAATCGTGCATGTGGTCAACGAAAAGGGACTCGGGGGCATGGCACAGAAAAAGCGCATGCTCCTTCTCAACAACAGGTTCCAACCAGACCTCATCGAACTTGAAGGCAACAACTTCCAGCGTATGTTTGAGGCTGAACTCAAGGACATGCGTGATGATATTCCAATCAAGACCTTCATGACCACCCGCCAGCGTAAGGAAAGCATGTTCATGTCGTTGCTCCTTGCTCTTGAACAAGGGCAACTCAAAACTCCTTGGGGCGATGAAAAAAGCAGAGAGCATACTCGTATGCTGGAAACCCAACTCAGTCGATTTGGTATGACCAATGCTGGTCGATTAGAATCGGTCGGCTCACATGACGACTTGGCTATGGGTCTTGCTCTTGCTAACTGGGGTACGAAAGAATTCCGAGGTAGCATTGTGTTGTTAGAGGAAGAAGACATACCCGGATTTGATAATTGGTTCCTTGGAGCCCCGAGCATGCCGAACCCGACCTTTGGTGGAGATGACATATTTGTTGCTTAATCCAATTAGGGACCCAAATGCTGATAAAGCACCAACGACGGAGTGAACATTATGTGGTCTTCGCTGTCGGTTGGTTCATCCTACTATCAATTGGATGTCGGTGATGATTTGACCAGCCTTGTTGCGTCAGCATTGACAGCGCACCCTCTGCTAAAGCACCAGCCAATCAATGCAATTACCATCGCAAAGCAGACCCTTCCTCAACCAAAGCCAGAATTATTTGTTGAGAACGGAGATTTCCCAATCAACGGAGATTCATGGTTCATCAGTCATTTTGGAAAGGGCGCAGAAGAAGTTGTCAAGAATTTTAAGCGTGCCCGGCGACACATGAAAGACATGAAGGACGATATTGACAAAGCAATCAATAGCGTTAGGGAAATGAAATCACAAGAAGTGCAGAAGACACTTGACTCTGTATCTTGGGCAAAGAGCCATCACGACACCATACGAAACCTCGGACTTAGTGACAGAAATCTCAAGTCCCTCCGCCTCTTTGGTAAATCAAGAGAAAGTACACTTCGCCGTGCTTGCATGCTTTGGGAATCAGCCGATGACGCTCTCAAGATGTTGGACGAATTTGAAGATGTTTGGGGCGAAGAAGAACAAAACGCTTGGCTCTCTGCTATGGGACAGCGTCAAGATGCTAAGAAAATGTGGCGCAGTGGACTGCACCAAATTGACACGCTTACAAAGGAACAGAAAGGCTGGCTCGACATGGCCAAGCAAGAACTTTCAGAAAAAGGGCACATGCGTGCCCGTGACATCACATCAAACATGATTGAGAAGGGAGCAAATCGAGTTGATTCTAACCGCATGTCAAAACTTCTCAGCATGTACGGCGAAGAAGTCGACATCATCAAGGCTCCACGCAGAGGCGAATATGTTCTCTTATCCACAGATGGTATCATTGTCAAAGACCCGTGGGCATACGCCGCTGGGTTCTTTGATGCTGACGGCTCAATTTTCATCACCAAGCGTGGTGAGGTACGAGCATCAGCCGTGGCTACTGGTGACAGAGGTCGTTATCACTGCGAGCGTTTGCAGAAAACCTTGGGATGCGGTACCCTGAGTCTTGACGAGTCTGTCGGAAAAAACAGTAAGCGCAAGGTACACAGACTCAACTTCCAATCTAAGTCCGATGTGAAGAAAGTACTCGACGGGGTTCTTCCTCATTTACAATTGAAGGAACTTCAAGCAAAGGCCGCATTGAGGTGCTTAGAAGAGGATAGTTCTATTCACAAGGAGCAATTGCGCTTGTTTGTTCAGTATGAGAATTGGAAGGATGACCCCGAAAGACTCGATAAAAAAATGGGCGACTGGACCATTGACAAAGAAACAGTCATGAGTTGGAAAGAGGTGCTATGATGGCAGAAGAAAAGGGAAGAGTACGAACAGCATTGAACAATTTGACAGACCGGTTCCGCCGTCGACGCACACCAGAGCCGCAGATGCCACTGTGGACCACCGGTATTCAAGAACCTGTGATTGCTCAGGGTATCACCATTCCCGCACTTTATTCGGTAGCGACAGAGAATGTCATCTTGCGTACGGTTATCACCACTCTTCAGCAGGAAATTTTTCGCCGGGGTTATTATTGGGAAAAAGCCTATCACATGAAGTGCGATATTTGTGACAAAGAACACCAACATGATGTCGAAGAATGCGTCGACTGTGGCGCAACAGAACTTTCTAAGCCTGACCCTAACAATTTGGTTTATCCAAAGTGGCTTATCGACCAGCGCAACTCAATGGAACAGCGGTTCATGGATGTTTTGCGTGAGATTGAATACGACTTGAACATTGTCGATGATGCGTTTCTGGTGATGATTAAGGAATACTATGTCAACCCAGAAACTAACGAAGTTGAATTTTATCGCATCAAAGAGTTGTTGCGAGGTGACCCTATTTTTATGCGCATTGTCGCTGATAAGCGAGGTGTGCGTGGTGGACGATACAAAGTCTGCCCTCTTCACCGTGACCAAGTGCGTGGCTTTTCTGAAAGCGACAAGAACTGCGAAACATGTGGGCATGAACTGGAAGATGTTCACCATGTCAACACAGCAGGTGCAGGTAAAACGCAGTATTACCTTGAAGGTGAAATCTTGCATGTAAGTAAGTACCAACCATCAAAGTTGTACGGTCGAAGTCCGGTGGCCACACTGTGGCGACAGGCTATGACTCTCACAGCCATGGACAATTACATGTACACTGCATATTCTAAGCGTCGTGTGCCAAGAGGTCTTATTTCGATTACGACGGACAATGTCGAATCAATGAAATCTTTCTGGAAAGGGGTTGATGAGAAACTTGAGCGTGACCCGCACTACATTCCTAAGATTGCGGTAGAGAGCCAAAACGGCCGTGGCGGCGTCAACTGGGTTAAGTTCATGGACACGCTTGAAGAAATGCAATACATCTCTGTGCGTGATGAAATGAGAACCCGTTTGGCCGCTTTCTATGGTGTGTCCAATGTATTCATGATGGACACTGGTAAATCTGGAGGATTGAACAACGAAGGACTTCAAGTCCTTGTCACAAATCGTGCCGTTGAGTTCGGACACAAAGTGTACACTGAGAACCTGTTCCCCCGTTTGATGGAAGAAATGGATGTCCATGATTGGAAACTTACGCTTTATCCAAACGAAGAGGAAGACGAAGTCACTCGCCTTCGCCGTGATGAAATGGAAGTCAACATCGCACAACGCATGGCTCAACTCGGCTATCAGGCCGAACTCATTGAAGAGGGCGGTCGTGACCTACGCTTCATTTACAAGAAGCAGGAAATGCCACCCGGCCAACCCGGCCAACCCGGCATGCCTCCGGGCGGCGGCGGTATGGGCATGGGGCAACCCGGTGGCTTACCTACACGCAACATTCCTCCACAACTCGCAGGAGCGTTGGCAGGACAAGCGAATGCAGGCATGGCCGCTATGAACCCCGGAGGACAAGGCGCAGGTCTTCGCAATCGTGGACCAGCCAGCCCTCAAAACTTCCAAACAGCGGGCTCAGGCTCACCAATAGGAAGCGTTCAGCAACGAGGTCAACCAGCATCGCCATTACAGCAAGCCCGTGACAGCACCAGTGGTTTTTGAGCAAACTTAAAGGCAAAGGGAGTAATCGCATGGACATGGACCTAAAGAAATTGGACCCAATGGCTCGCAAATTGCGAGGTCATGTTGACGCTTTTTACAAAGCACTTGAAGAACAAGATTCGTACAATGCAGGAACTCACATCACCGAAGTGATGAAGTATGCAGAATACCTTTCAAACGATGTGCACTCCGCTATTACCAAGTCAGACAACAGCACCATTCCTCAAGGCATCAACGACATCTATGTGGGCGGAGTCCCGGTGCAGAAGTTCAACAGCACTCAAACCGTTCACGAAGCAACAACTCGTGTGTTGCCCGGAACTGTCCGAACAACTCGTCGTGGCCCAATCATGCAACGACGCAACAACCGTACACTGTGAGGGATTTGAATGAGCGACCAAGGAGAGGAAAATGTCGCCGAGAAGTTGATGTCTGCACTAATTTCTAAAATGGAAACTATGGACAGCAACTTGCAGGTTTTGAAAGCAGAAAATCAAGTGCTTAAGGGTCTAATGCAAGACCCTGCGGCTCTATTGAAGAAAGCAGGATTTGTGTCACGACGAAGCGCAATGCCTGCCGATGTCATGCCTGACTTGTTCCGAGGAGATTCACACAGCGATTTGCTCAAGTCTGACCCAGTCATCGACGGCATTAACATGCCAGAATCAAACCGAGAGTTCCATGAAATGGACTGGGGAGATATTCACCAACTTGCGTCCGATGCCAAAAGCAAAGGCGCAATCGGCAACAGAACAGGAATGGAGTGATAACATGCGACCAAGATACGAACCTCGTGACCCCAAAGTTGACCAACTTCTCAAAGCCGCTAAGGTTGTTGAAGAGCGTTTGTTGAAAGAACAAGGCGTTCCTTTCTCACAGAAAGAAGGAACTGACCTTAACGATGTGCAGTTCCATACTCAAGTTGGTGGCGACACAGGTGTACAAAATCAGTATTTCAGCACCAACCAACGCACTATTTCCGTCGAAGACATTGCCAACAAGGGCGCTATCTCTGAGAAATCAAATGTTCTCGACAAGAATCCTTACTACCCTACTGCTATCTCAACGCTCGCAGGGCACTTGACCGACGGCGGCGACAAGAAAGCAAACGACCGCTATTGAGGCGGTGAGCGTTTGTCCGAAGATATTCTGCTGAAAGACGCAGAAGATGAGGCTAACCAAGCCTCTGCGTTGGGAGTTGACCCTAACAGGGCAATGTCCCTGTATCAAGATGAGGAAAATCGAAATGCACCGGTACCGCCCTTAACTTCTGCCGACGCTCCCGGCCTGTATCAGTCATCACTGCCGACCCAATATCCACAAGAACAACGAGTACAGAAATTGGAAGACTCTGTCCATAGAGGCAGTCATTGGCCTAAAAACCGTATTCAAAAATTCAACGAACTTACACCTGAGCGTCAGGAAGAACTTCGTGGTACGGGCGCAGAGCACTTTCCAGATGTGTCGCCGCTTGATTTCGACCCCTTGCATGAAACCCATAGCGGAATTAAATCAGACGGCGAAAAATTCAGTATGGCACCTATGTGGGTTCGTTTGCTTGAATCCTTTTTCACAGATGGTGTTTCCAAAAAGCACAAAGAGAAAGAGTACGCTTGGGAAAAGGAGCATCTGTTAAGTGACCACATTACAAAACCTGATGGCTTAGGTGCGTTGCCGCAAAATCAAAGCAATCACGATTTGTATGAGCGTCATTACTACAATTTTCTCAAACCACAAATAGAAAGAAATCCAAAAATCCTCGATAGACTGAATGGCCCTAACGGTGCAGAATTTGAAAAATTCCTACGCCGAATACACATGGACGAGGCTGTCAAAAGTTGGCAAAGCGACGAGATTGACGAAGAGAGCGGAAGACGCATAGGTATGGGTGAAGAGGACTACTTGTACGGAATGGAATGGCTTACGCCTGCACAGCGTGTACAAGTGTATCAGCACATGGCCGAGAATGATATGGACAGCCCTGAGCACCAAACCATACCGGGTTTGGAGAATTACTCCATACCCCGAGCCAAGCGTAATTTTTTACAGCGTTATTCTTCTATTGCCCAGCACTGGACAGGGCACCCAAATTATGCCGCCAACCCAGTCCTTGCCAGATTGCTCAAAGACCCGCCTTACAAGTACGATAATGTACAATTTAAGAATACATTCAAACAGAACGCACCTGATTTGTTTCAACGCATTCTTGATTACAATTCTGAAAGGGGCAACATGAAACAACCACATGAACATGGATATTTCCTTCCGAGCGGCGGTCGATTACGCCGAAGAAATACAGCAAATAGTACGCCCGAGGACCGTTTTTCAAAGAACGATTTGCTCTTGGCGGCAGGTATTGACCCTGACTCAACTCAGAGGAGAGGCGATTCTTACAGGTTCTATGAGCAGGGAGAGCACCCCTTGTACGGGGAACTGTGGAATCCTAATTCAGTGGACTGGGCTCCAGATGAAATCAAACAATACCTGCTTAGGTTTGAAGAAGAAATGAGTAAAAATAGAAAGGACCACGGTGCAAGAAATGCTGTTGCTTTCCACTCTCAGCCTTATGTTGCGCACGAAGGTGAAGGTGCGCACCCAGAAGAGTACACAATGAATGAGCCTGAATCACTAAGCCATCATTGGTCAAAAGCGCACATGCGGACAGGTGGTATGGGCAAGGCTCACGAAACCAGAAAACACATCGAGCACACAACTAATTTGGTTGAGGGCGAAAGGTCAACTCATTTTTCTTCACATCAACAAGGGGCGCACGAAATGGATATTCGCCCCTTGATGGGGCCTATGTATGAAGATACAGTAGGTGATACTTTGCCGGGGTACTCTCATGTTAAATTGAACAGCATGCGCCCCGGATATAGTGTACCTGACCTCCGTGGTGAATTTACCAGAGATTCAGAACACGGCCCTGTCAATTTTGTCTTTCCACCTGATGAGTCAATGCACATGGGTATTGGGCGAGGACCCGTGTATTGGAAAGGGTTTGGCAATAGGCACATTACTCGTGACCTCAACACCTTTGCAGGAAGACAAGTAAATGAAGCATACACTCAATACCATTCGGCCATGTCGGCGGGTGACACCGGTACAGCAAAAAGAATCAAAGACAAACAATTCGATACAACAAAGGCACCCGTACATGCTCCGTACAATGCCTTCTTGGGTACCGGTAATAATGCCATTGAAACATCAACTTCTGCGTTCAAGGAAGGACAAAGGGCACTGCCTCACAACAAGATAGCCGCAATGATAGGAGCAAGATTACCTTCCACGCATCCCCAAGGAGTCAGAGCCCACGATGCTCGAAAGATACCGCTTGATGTACCCGACGCTCAATTCGGGGCTGGGCCAAGAATAGAATTTGAGCGGGCGTTGCACAGAGAGCGCAGAAAACAAGGAGCGATTCCGCCTTCTTTTAGTGCCCCTGAGTTCGTTTTTGAGAAAGAAGAGTTGCTTCAACAGTACCTCAGTTCTCTGGCACAAGTAAAGGCAAACCCTCTTATTCCCGAGGCAACGGTTCGCAATGTCGAACAAGGTTTGCAGACCCTTCAAACGCAAAAACAATTGGCAAGACAACGCCATGATGAGATTCACGGAGGCGGGTCACTTGTTGAAGGGGACCTCGCTGGCCTCAAGCGTTATCTTGAGGCACGACAATCAGGGGAACTGCCTGAGAGTTCAGATGAAACGGTTCAATTGCCCGATGAAGATGAAGATGAAGATGGAAGACTTGAACAACTCCATCACAACCATGATTACATCTCTATGGAACTCCATCAAGTCAACGACGATTTGCAAAAACTCCTGCGCTTGGACAGTCCAGATGCTGTACAGGTTGAAGAAATAGACAGATTGAAAATGGAAAAACACCATCATGAGCAAGATTTGCTCGATATTGAGAACGAACTCAATGTTGTGACTGATGATGAAATTGCTCCTCATCTGGACAGGGAAGGTAAAGAAATCCCAAACCCTCGTTATCGGCATCTGGACAGTGAAGGTAAATTTCAAGAAACAGTCAATAGTCACATTGAGGCTATTGAACAAGCGGCTATGTTAGTCTTGCAGAAATGTCTTGAGCAAGGCTTTGACCCCTTTGAAATGTTCAAGGATGAATTTGGAAACCCACGGCCTGACACAGCGGTCGCTTGGCTGATGATGCAAGGGAATACCTTCCTCAATGTTGCTCCACATGGAAGTCATAAAATCGGGGCTATGATGCCCGTTGTTGGGCAAGTAGAAGAAGAAAATCCGGGTGAGGGCGTATCGCACGAAAATATGCTTGTCAATATGTTGGAAACGAACCCGTACAAACTTAACCCCAGTGGTCTGACAGATGCCGAGTGGCTTAGAAAATTGGATTTGACAGAACTGGTTGAGGATGAGGACGGGAACGAGGTCGTGGAGAACAATGTTGACAAAGGGGTCATCGAGCACGCCATAGAAGTCAAACGGCAACTCATGGCGAAAAACAAGGCCGAAGACAAAATAGGTAGGGAATTCATGGTCGTCCCTTCGGAAGAAATTATTCGCAGGATGGGCGGAATGTCGGATGAAGTGTACGGTCAAAAGTTCGGTGACAGTCTGCCGACTTATCTGAAAGATGAAATGAGTTTTAGGAAAATCGGTGACAAAATCGTCGATAGACATCCGATGGGAAATACCAAGTCTGCTGACAATGTACCTTTGGAAAACCTGTTGCTTACAGGGGCAAAAAGGCGCAAGTCCCGTGGAAAGGAAGCGAAGCCTTCGCATATTAAGGGCACGAACATCCATCCTCTGCACGCACAGGACAAAGGTTGGACGGATAGGTTCAACCGTCGACGCAAGATTATGCAGACTTTGACACAATTTGAGAACCTGACAAAAAACAGACCCGCAATGAAAGACAATTTTTTGTCACATCACCCCCTCCATTCCTCCGCACATCAACTTTCTCCAACATATTTTGAAACAGAGAACAAACGCCGCAGAAAAGCAGGCGAGCCAGAGTTGCAGGTACCTAAACGGTACAAAAAACCGGACCAAGTCACAAAACACGACCAGCACATCCTCGGTTTGCTTTCGACACTTTCTGGTTTTGTTTCTCGACCAGTTGATGAACAACACGAGCGAAAGACTCACAGTATGCGAGAAGACCATGCGTTAGAATTACAACAGATAGGTGCCCTTGGTAGCCATGACACAAATGCCGCCATGGCCATTTACAGTTCTCCTTCGCTCAGATACCATGAGGGTAGCCGCAACCACACCGTACCACTTGGTCTTCACATCGACCATACCACAGGAGAAATGACAGCGTACAAGAAGGATAAGCCAGAAAAGATGCAATTGATTACTCCGACACTGCCCTCAGTGCTGGCCCTTGCTCCACCAGAACATCATTCTGCATTCGGTCCAGCGCACAAGGGTGCTCACACTCTGGACAGCATGCCTCATTCTATGCTACCTAATTCTGCAAACCGAACAATATATAGCGGTCAGGGTACAGAGCACAATAAGATGGACGGCCCTTCGCTTCTTGCCTCGCTCACAAATCCTGATGTCATCAGGAAGGACATGCCAGAGGGCGTTCCATCTTTGCAACCTATGCATCGTATTTTTGAACTGAGTGATTTGGAACATCTTCGTGGGTTCACTGGCGACTGGATTGTAAGTGCATTCCCAGAAGGCGAGCGGTTTTTCGTTGGTCACAAAGAGGGCAAAATTTTCTCTAAGGCTACTCTTTCTGATGAAGAGAAAGATGCTTTCAAAAAAGTCAGTGATAAGCAGTACATCGTTGATGTCATCCGTGGCAAGGATGTATTGCATATCTTCGATGTTGTTGAATACGACGATGAAAAAGCCTACGAAATGGTGGTTCAAGAGCGCATCAAGATTCTTCGTGGTGCCATGGAAAGTTATGAGATGGTGCATGTGCCCAGTGCATCTGACACAAAACTCACTGACGACGACGGTCTTGCTTCTGCGGTCAAGGCTCTCGATACTGACCGCATTCTCATGCGTGACGCTCAGTCGGCTTACATGAAAGGAGAGCCTCGTCACCCAAAGTGGGTTATGTTGCAAAGCGGCACAGAAGTTGTGCTCATGGTCCTTGACCGCCGAGGTGACGGGCCTTACACATACCGACTTGGAACCGGACCTGTTGCACACGGTGAAGACTTGGGTGACCGCAGAGTCAAGTACGAAGATGAAGATTACATGGATGTTGGAGCGGCTTTTGAAAGTGAAGACAAGTACAATGTCGGTGACTTGGTGAAGGTCGATGTCACCAATGTGACCGAAACTCAGGCGTCTGAACAGCAGAAGTTGTACACGGTACATGCATCTAAAATCGAAGGTGAAGCGGAAGGCGACCCCCTCGTCAGCAGTGACTCCCTTGGAATTCTTGCTAAGGCTGAACCATACCAACACGGAGTTGAAATTTTTAGAAAGGGCCACCTTGTTCGTATTGAAATGAATGAGGGTTCTGTTTTGTACAAGGCTACGCAAACACAAGTAGGCTGGGCAGTCCACACGCCACGCAGTGATAACGGTTATCTGATTCGGCTTTCAGAAAGCCAACGCCCATTCTGGTCACCAATTGTTGGCATCTTGTTGAAGGCCAACATGGAAATCGAAGAAAAGGCACAGGTGCACGAATCCGAAGATGATGCCGAACCACTCATTGAACCTAAGAAGGTCAAGGACACGGACTGGAAAAAGAAAGCAGTCATGGCTAAGGGACTTGAAGTTGCTATGCGTTTGCTTGCCAAGAGCAGTGCAGGTGCCGTAAGCGGGGATAACTCTGGAGCAAAGGGACTCGCTTTTGATTATGGCTCTGGCCTGCAATCACCCGGCGGCCCCACAAACCTTGACGATAGCAACACCATGCCTGACTACGATGTGCGTGATATTGAAAGGGACAAGAAAGACGAGGCCGAAGACAAAAAAGAAGTTGATAAAAACAGCGCACTGAGTTCTGATTTAGAACTCACAGAGGACAAAGCCGTGTATCATACCTCTTAATATAATATGACCGTCGTATCGTGGGGTAATGGTCATGGCGACTTCCCTCAGAACCACTCCCTTCTCCCAAGAAGGTAGTATTTCTATTCTGAAGAGTGGTCAGGACCTTGTCGTCGCAGGATATGCTTCCGTCGAAATGGTCGACAAGCAAGGCGACCTCATCACCCGCAATGCACTAAAGGATGCATTTGGTGGATTCATGAAAGCAGAAGACTTCCGCAATGTGCAACTCGCACATTCCAACATCCAAGTCGGGTCGGTTATCGACTCTTACACTGATAGCAGTGGACGACTTTGGAAATCCGGCGTTGATGATGCCGGGCTCTTTGTTGTCATCAAACTTCGTGATGACATCGAAAAGGCCCGAGAAGTGGCCAATGAAATTCGCAAGGGTGCCCTACGGGGGTTCAGTATCGGAGGACAGGCTTTCAAGCGTGTCAACAAATCCGATTCAAAGCATGGAGATTACACTGAAATCTCCAAGTTAGAACTCCACGAAGTGACGATTTGCGAAAAGGGTATCAACCCAGAAGCAACCTTCAGAATTTTGAAGGAGGACACGAATATGACAGAAGATACAACAATGAATGAACTTTCGTCCGTACTGGACAGAATTAACATGCGACTTGATGGAATGGAAAAGGGTGAAAAAGGCGTCAACCCATTTGCGGCCATGAACGATAAGAAAGAAGAAAAAGATGAAGACAAATCTTCCGAAGACAAGGACAAAGACAAGGGCAAAGAAATGTCCGAAGACAAGGACAAGGAAGACAAAATGTACGGTGGCGACCAAGACATGGCCGCAAAATCCGAATACAGCGATGTCATCTCATCTGACTACCTCAACTGGATGGAGAACACACTCAAGGCTGGCGGTGTTGACACTGCTAACGCTCGTTCCCACTTCGACAACTTGGAGAAGGCACAACTTGGTGGCTTCGACAACCCATCGTCCGTTGACGGTGCTGAATACTTCGCTGGACAAGTCCGTGGACGAGCCCAAGAAGGTGGCAACCCATCAACCGGTGCAATCAGCGCCCTGAACAGTGGCTCCAAAGCAGATGTTGCAAAGGGCTACCTTCACCCAGCCGACCTCACCTCCTCTCAAGTCGAGATGGCATACGAAGCCTACAAGGCCGCATCCATCGAAAAGCAACTCAAGTCCTCTCTTGGAAATGTGTTCGCTGACCGACTCGCCAAGGAACAGACTCACGAAGTCGAATCCCGCCGTGCTCAAGATTTTGATGCACGCCAACCACTTGCTTCTATCGAGAAGGCAATTGCCTCCTTGAGCAGTCGCATCGACAACCTCGGCTCCGCCGAAGGTGCAAGCATCCGCAAGTCGGCCGCCGCACCATCCATCAATGTCCCTTCAACTGAAGACCTCGCAAACATGTCTTGGGACGAAGTCCACAGTCTTGCGGGAAAAGCATTTGAATGAGGAGGAATAATATATGGCACGAAACTACCTACGAACAATTAACGATATGGAACGCTACTACTACGGTGCAGGCTCAAACATGGGCTACGCATACTCCGGTAGTGAACTTCTGAAGGCTGACGCACCAATGCTCTCGACGACTGCTGGTACCTACCAAGCAATCTACGGACGCAAAGTGTGGTCCCAACTCAACCAAGAATTCAACGCATTCAGCATTTTGCCCAAGAAACCTTGGGACCGCTCTGGATGGCGTGTCGTGACCGCTCGCCCTGATTCATCCAAGGGTGGCGGCATTGCTGAGAATGGAACACTTCCAGAAACCACCAAGCCTGTCTTCCAACATGTGGCCGCAAAGCCAAAGACCATTGCACACACCTTCGACATGAGCGAAGTTGCAATCTTCCTTAACGACAAGGATGACGGTCTTGGTGACATCCGCTCCGTCCTCAAAGAGGAAATGGGCAAGCACCACGCAGAGGAAATCAACAAGATGCTTTTGCAAGATGTTGACACTCCTGCTGGCAACGATTACGAGTCCTTGGACCGAATCACTGCTTCAAGCACCATGGACGCAACCGGTACTGGATATGCCGCAACCGTGAGCGGTGGCTCTTCCACTACTCACACTGCGCATGTGAACGCCGCATCTGACCTTGACATTTACAGCATCGACCGAAGTGAAAACTCTTGGTCCAACGCAGAAGTCAATGTCGCAACTGACGCTTCGCTGACTGAGCGTGTTCTCAGCCTCGACCACATCGACGACATCTTCCAGAAGATTTGGGTCCGTGGTGGCAATCCAAAGGTCATCCTCACAGGATATGACACTTTGATGCGCCTGCAACAACTCCTCCAGAGCCAACAGCGGTTCATGGAAGAAAAGCGTGTGACCCCAACCATGGGCGGCGTCAAGGGTGTCCCCGGTATCGAAGCCGGATTCATCGTCGCTACCTACAACGGTGTCCCAATCATTCCATCCAAGGATGTCACAGCAGACGGTATCAGCCGAATGTACTTCTTGGACACTGACTACCTTCACTTTAGTGTTGCAAAACCAACTCAGTACTACGAGTCTGGTATTGAAACCGGTGACCCATTCGCCATTAACCGCCTCGGACAAGAGGGACTTTACCGAACAATGGGTGAAGTCTGGACAACTTTCTTTGGAGGTCATGGTTCAATCCGAGATTTGTCTTGAGATTGATGGTGAACAAAA